AGATAAGTGAAACAAATCATACCACCAACTGATTGTCCTGCTTGTGGCAGTCACTTAGAGTTAGTAAACGAACAATTGTTTTGTAGAAACGCTAAGTGTCCTGCACAGTGGGATAAAAAATTGGAAGGATTTGCTTCTACTCTCAAAATAAAAGGGCTTGGCCCAGCAACTATCTCTAAGTTAGGTGTTGAATCCTTGCCCAAACTTTACGAACTTACTGTATCAGATATACAGGATAGAATACACAGTGAAAGATTAGCAGAGAAACTCTATGATGAATTACAAAAGTCTAAGAGTAGCAAGTTGGTCGATATAATACCAGCTTTCTCTATACCACTTATTGGTCGGTCGGCTTCTCAAAAATTATGCGATAGAATATCACACATCGAAGATATTAGCGAGAAAAGTTGTACTGAGGCAGGTATCGGACCAAAAGCATCTGCTAATTTGGTAAACTTTATGGAAACTGAATTCTATCCTAATAGATACAAAGACACACTACCCTTCAATTGGAATAACAAAATTAGTAAAAAGAAAGAGGTCATTGGTGTTGTTTGTATAACTGGTAAGTTAAAGTCATATCCGACAAAAGCACACGCACAGAAAGTGCTAGAAAGTTATGGCTTCGTAGTAAAATCAAGTCTGACAAAAGACTGTACTCATCTCGTAAATGAGTCTGGTGTTGAGTCAGCAAAGACGCAGACAGCTCGTGACCGAGGTGTTTTAATAATAACTAATATAAAACATTTAATTAAGGAAAATTAAAAATGGCATTACCAAAATGGACAGACGAAAGAACTCAATCATTAGTTGATTTCGTCGGAAGCGAAAGTCCTGTATCACAGGCAACTGTTGCTAACGCAGCAGACGAGTTAGAAACTTCAGTAAGAAGTGTCAGCTCAAAATTAAGAAAAATGGGTTTTGATGTTGAATTAGCTTCAGCTTCACAATCTAAGTCTTTTTCAGATGAGCAAGAGTCTACTCTTAGCACATTCGTACAAGACAACAGCGGTAGCTACACATATGCAGAAATCGCTGAAAACTTTGAAGGCGGAGCTTTTTCAGCTAAGTCAATTCAAGGTAAAATTCTTTCTATGCAGTTAACAGAACATGTTAAACCTGCACCTAAAGTTGAGACTGTTAAGTCTTACAACGAGGAAGAAGAAGGCCAATTCGTTTCTCTAGTAAACGATGGAGCTTTCATTGAGGATATCGCAGAAGCTTTAGGTAGAAGCGTAAACTCAATCAGAGGTAAAGCATTATCTCTTCTAAGAGCAGGAGAAATCAATGCTATTCCTAAGCAGAAAGAAACCAAAGGTTCAAGCAAAGCTGACCCATTAGCAGGCGTGGATATTGAAGACATGACTGTTGAAGAAATTGCTGATGAAATCGGCAAAACTGTAAGAGGCGTGAAAACAATGCTTACAAGAAGAGGTCTACAATGCTCAGACTATAATGGAGCTGCTAAAAAAGAAATAGGTTAATCTTATTTCAATCTCAGGCGAGCTTTCCTTTGGGATTGCCTCGCCTTTTTTTGTAATTTAATTTTTGTTTTGGGAGAGACAATTGACTTTAGAAAGTGCATTACTTAAGCAAATACTTGCGAACGGAGACTTCCACACTTGGAATGGACTCAAAGAACACTACTTCCCTGAAGGTGAGTACCGAAAACTATGGAAGATAGTAGACAAACATGTTCACAAGTATCATGCATTACCAACATTTGAAGACTTAAAACTGGAGGTTCGTTCAAGAGAACTTCAGGAGAAGATATATGCTATCGAAACAGTTGAAACAGATGTTGAATCAATCATTCTATTAGATTACTTAAAAAATCAATTTACTCAGTCTGAGATTCTAACAAGAATCGAGGGCTTTATAGACAACCAAATAGCTATCGGCGATGCTCGTGAAAATATAGACTTACTGCAAGAAATTGTAGTACAAGTTGAAGACCGAGTAGAAACTACTGATGATAACGAAAGTATGGATACTATTGAGTTGTTTGACAGTGATGAGGACTTGCAGAAGTTCTTGCCACTTGGTCTAAATCAGGAGTATGACTTAGACTACACATTCTCTCCCAAAGACCTAGTCGTTGTTGGCGGACAACGTGGTGGAGGTAAATCTTTTACTTGTTGTAATATAGCACAAGCAGCTCAATCTAAAGGTAAATCCGTTCTTTATTTCACAATCGAAATGGACACGAGACAAATTCTACAAAGAGTATGCTCACTAGCAACAGGAGTGCCGACCAACCGTGTTAAAACTAGAAACCTATCTCCTATGGAGTGGGATAAAGTTGCGGAATGGTGGGCAGATAGATTTGATAGCGGTAGCGAGGCATTATCAGAATACAAGGAACATCGTGACTTTGATAAGTTTCATTATCAACTTACACGAAATCCTTTAGCAGATAAACCTCAAGTAGATGTCTTTTATGACCCATCACTTACATTGGCAAAAATTATCAGTGTAGT